TTGCACAAGCTGCCGCAATGAAACGGGCGTGTGCGTGTATGCGTGCGTGCGTGCGTGTGCGCACATGCGCACGTGCATGCGTGAAGAATAGGCATTTTCTTTGAAAATGTTAATTATGCCAAAAGCAAGTATGTTTAAGCATGTCGGGAAGATAGATACATATTGGAACTTATTATAAATAGGGGCTTATTGGATATACCAGAGGGAAGATAGGCTCTATCTCTCTGTTTTCAGAGACAAAAAAGGACATTGGCATGTCTATTGCAATAATATTATAGTAATAATACAAGAACTATGCCAACACCCTTGGGCTGGCTTCCAGAACAAGGGAATCTAACACACTCTCTTTTTGGAACACTGTCTTTATTGTAGGGCCAGGGCTCTTTATTGTAGGGCCAGGGGGGGTATGGGCAAATAACCCCTTTCTGATATGCAGCTAATTTTTGACCTTTCTTTAGGAAACACTTAAATAAATTTAAATGTCTATTTCATAATCCCGGTAAATTTACACCGGACATACTAATTTAGTATGTTTTTTAACCCTTGCTATTCCTACATCCAAAAAATTTTTGAAACGTTTACTCATTTCAAGTGTTTCTTTAAGTAAGAGGAAGAAAAAATTTATTTAGTTTTTTTAAAGGCTCAGGTTCAACTAAACTCCTTCGCAAACTGAAGCAGTTTGGGCTCAGGTAGGTAAGAGAAGAGGGAAGATGAAATATATTGGCCCTTTTTGCGTCTAATAAACAGGAGGAATAATGCCTAGATTTCCACGATATAGAACTCCAGAAGAGTTTGATAAAGCTGTAAATGATTATGAAGCTACATGTAAGCTTAATAAGAAGGCTCTTACGTTTACAGGAATGGCTTTACATTTAGGTTTTGCTAGTAAAATTAGCATTGACTATTACAAAAAGTTCCCTGAATTCGTTGATTCAGTGGATAGAGCTAAGCTTTTGATTGAAAATCAATATGAAGAGAATCTTTCTACGAAAGGAATAGCCCCTGTAGGGAGTATTTTTGCTTTAAAGCAATTTGGTTGGTCTGATAAACATGAGATTAAGCATAGTCATGAAGATGAATTCATGGATCTTTTGCTTGATATAGTTAAAAGGAATAAGAATGCTTCCGAAGACAATTCTACAAAGGATTAATAGGAAGCCAAAAGAGTTTAAAGAGGCTCTTGCTAACTTCTCAGATCAGACTTGGAGGATGAATAATCTCTATTCTATTCTGAATGATGAAGGATTTCATGTTCAGTTTCAGATGAATGAGGTTCAGAAGCAGTTTTATGAGGAAATGCACACGTATAATCTGATTTTGAAGGCTAGGCAACAGGGATTTACTACTCTCATTGATCTTTTTCTTTTGGATGAGGCTCTTTTCACCCCTAATATTGAGTGTGCAATCATTGCACATAGTAGAGAAGATGCACAAAAGATCTTGAGAAGGAAAGTTAAGTACCCATATATGCATTTACCTGATTTTATCAGGAATAGAATTCAATTAAAGAAGGATACAGAAGGTGAAATCATATTTTCTAACGGGTCTGTCATCTCTTCTACGGCTTCTGCTCGTTCAGGAACATTTCAGAATGTGCATATCTCAGAATTTGCAACGATATGTTCAAAATACCCGGAAAAAGCAAGGGAAGTCGTAGCAGGATCTATTGAAACTCTGGCTCCAGGACAAAGATTATTTATAGAGAGTACATCTACAGGTCCAGAGGGTTATTTTTATGACTATTGTCAAAAGGCAATGTTGAGGAATCAATTAGATGCTCTTCTTGCATCTCAGGAATTTAAATTTCATTTCTTTGGTTGGTATAGAAAGCCCTCTAATAGGCTCCCATCTAGTGATGATGTCAGTTTTGATGTAAGATTACAGGAATATTTTGAATATTTAGAGAATACAGAGAAGATAAAGTTAGATAGAGACCAGAAATTCTGGTATATGAATAAAGAGCATATTCTCGGAGAAGACATAAAAAAGGAACACCCTTCCACGCCTCAAGAGGCATTTGAACAATCCATAGAAGGGACTTATTTTCTCCGAGAATTTTCTAGAGTAAGACAGGAGCAACGGATTACGAGAGTCCCGTATGAAGAAGCTCTTGAAGTACATACAGCTTGGGACTTGGGAATGAGAGACTTGACAGCTATTTGGTTTTTTCAGGTCAGAAGGAATGAGTTTAGGTTCATTGACTATCATGAGAATGATTCCCAAGGATTACTCTTTTACAGAGATTTGTTAGATGAACTCCCATACAGATATGGGACTCATCTCGGACCTCATGACTTAGCAGTTAGGGAATTAGGAACAGGACTTTCCAGGGATAAGATAGCAGAAGGATTGGGAATTGATTTTGTCATAGTCCCTAGAGTCTCAAAGAAGATTGATGCTATCCAAGCTGCTAGATCCATATTTCATTTGTGTTGGTTTGATGAAGAGAATTGTGTAGAAGGCTTAAAGAAGCTTCAGAATTATAGAAAGGATTGGGATCAATCAAAAGGAACTTGGAAGAAGAGTCCTAGAGAGGATGATAACGCTCATGCTGCTGATGCCTTTTTAACTTTTGCGTGTGGTTATGACAAAATAGTGAGAAGAAAAATTATCAGACCCTCCAATGTTGATGTCAGACAGAGATGGCAAGCTGCTGTTGGTGGGTAAAGGAGACACAGAATGCGGAGATATGTAATTGAGCCTNNTNNTGCAGAAGTAACAAGTGAAGAGTTTAATATTCCTGATTATAATATTCCAGGAAAACTTGTACCTCCTGTAACTTTTGCTCTATCTGGTACTATAGCGGGTNATGATGCTGAAGTACAATATTATGATGGTGGTGAATGGGTCACTTTTTTAACATTGGATTCTGCTGATCCGATTCAAATTATTTATGGTCCTATTGATAGATGTAGAGTTTTTAAGGCAGTTTCTGCTAATGATTTGGGTGTTCTTTTATTTTGGTAGTGAAATAGGAGTTAGAGATAATGCCATACGGAATTCCTAGAGATGATTCTCCTATGTTAGGTTTCAAAGGTGCTCAAGAATTAGAGCAAGAAGCTGAAGAAAGGAGAAGTTGGGATGAAAATATTGAGGATGAACAAGTTGTTTCAGATTTAGCAGGCTATGTTCAGTCTTGTTGGATTGCAGCTAAACATGCTAAAGAGATGAAAATTGAACCAACTTTGTTTCGATCTCTCAGACAGAGGATAGGAGAATATGATCCTGAAATATTATCTGCAATAGAATCTAAACATGGCTCTAAAGTTTACATGATGTTAACTGATGAAAAATGTTCAGCAGCCGAGAGTTGGTTGGAAGATATTCTAATGCCTGTGGATGACAGACCTTTTGGAGTGAAGCCCACTCCTATTCCTGAAATGGATGAAGAGGTTGTTCGTAGGATAGAAGAAAAAGTTTCTACTGAAGCTTATAATCTGATGATGCAACAAGGAATAGAACCTACAGAAGAAGAGATTGATCAGAGAAAAGATCAGTTGGTAGGTGCTATGACTTCAGCTATGAATAAGCAGGCAAGAGAAGAAGCAGAAAAATTGGAAGAAGAATTAGCTAATATTTTAGAAGGAGCTGAATGGAGAGTACCTTTCAGAGATTTCTTATTCTATTTCGTAACTTTTAAAGCAGCTTTTCTGGAAGGACCAATTATCCGTCAGAAGCCAGTTCTGAAATGGAGAAATGGCATTCCTGTTACAGAAATTGATTTTGTTAAAGAATATGATGCTGTAAGTCCTTTTGATATATATCCTTCCCCCACAGCTACAGGGATGGATGATGGTTATCTCATTAAGAAGCATCGTCTCACTCGTAGCCATTTATATTCTCTTAGAGGAGTAGAAGGTTATTTGACAGATGTTATAGATGAACTCCTTGAAGATCTTTCAGATGGTGGAAATTATAATTGGTTGGATTATTCAGATAATACAAGAGATAATCTAGAAGGGAGAGAAAGGAAGGATGATGATCCTGAAGGAAAGATAGATGCCCTCCAGTTTTGGGGAGAGGTTCCTGGAGACAAATTGCTTGATTGGGGGATGACAGATCTTACATCAGAGAAAGATTATTCTATTGAATTGTGGTTGATAAAAGATAAGATCATTAAAGCAGTTTTGAATCCTAATCCTTTAGGACGTAAACCAATTTTTAAAGCTTCTTTTAGAGAATTATCTGGTCAATTTTGGGGAATAGGTCTCCCTGAAGTTATTAGAGACAGCCAGGTAATGTGTAATGCTTCTGCTCGTAATTTAGCTGATAATATGGCTATTGCAGCAGGTCCACAAATTGGTGTAGATATTTCAACTATGCCAGAAGGAGAGAATTACACAGATATTTTTCCATTAAAAGTTTGGCCTTTTGATTTAAGTCAAGGACCAACGAGTGCAGGTGGTAGACAACCTATTTGGTTTTTTGCTCCTCCAAGTTATGCTAATGAACTCATAGCAGTTTATACAAAATTTTCTGAGGAAGCAGATACTAAGAGCGGCATCCCTCGTTATGCTTATGGTAGTAGAGAAACAGGTGGACCTCTTTCTACTGCTACAGGATTTTCTATGATGATGGATAATGCTGCTAGAGGAATCAAAAAGGTTGTTAGAAATATTGATCAGGGTATCATTAAACCAATGATTATGCATTTATATCAATGGTGTATGCTTTATGAAGAAGGTTTCAATCTTCGATATGCAGGTGATATTCAGATCATTGCTAGAGGTTCTTCAGCGTTGGTAGCTAAGGAACAAAAACAAGTTAGACTTGTTGAATTGTTACAACTTATTCTAGCTAGCCCACATCTAAGTCAATTAGCTGGTATGCCAGGAATTGCTGATGTGTTTAGGAAGGTTTTACAGGGAGCAGATGTTGGAATAGATGATGTAATTCCTTCAGATGCTGAGATTCAAGCTATGGCACAGGCTCCTTCTCCAGAAGCGGAACAGGCAGGTCAGGCTCAAACTCCTGGTCCTCCTATGGGAAGAGCTAGAAACTATGCTGGAGAGACTTTATGATTCGTAAAATAGATGAAAAGATTGGAAGAGCTTTAATGGGCTTAGACAATAATTCGGATTGGCAAGTGGTTGAAAGATGGTTAAAATATGAATTGGAACACTTAAACAAAATGCTCGTTAAGAATGCTAGCACGACTAACGAGGTTTTTGAATATAGAGGGGCGGTTAGAGTCTTGAGCGACTTTTTTGAGAAAAAGGCTCAGGCTTATAAGATTGTAGGAAAATAGGCATTTTCTTTGAAAATGTTTATTTGAATAGGATAAAAACATAAAGTTTTACCTAAAGGAGATGGTATGACATTACCAAAGCACATTCAGGACGGACTTGACAAGGCAAAGGAAATGCAAGAAGAGCTTGCAAAGAAGAAAGCAGGAGAGACTATTTCACCTGAAGAGGATGAACCTGACAAAGAGGAACCTGAAGAAGAGGAAACTCAGTCAGAAGAAGAGAAAGAAGAACCTGAGCCTAAACAGGAACCTCCTGAACCAGAAGTCGAGAAAAAAGTAGTGGATAAAGAGTCCACAGTAGAACATTGGAAGCAGAAGTACAACACCCTTAGAGGGATGTATGATGCAGATGTTCCTCGATACACAGCACAGATTCGGGAATATAAGAAGGAACTCAAGGAACTTCAAGATCAAGTGGCTGAACTTAAAGCCAGTACAAAGAAGGTAGATGACCAACCAGAGTTTGGAGACATCAATCCTAATGACTTTGAAGAATATGGCGATGATATGAAGAAGTTAGTTCAGCAGGTGTCTAGTTTGATGAAGACTGTGAATAATCTAAAAGAAGAGAATTCGCAATTAAAAGAGCAGGTTACAACTGTTCATAAAACTTCAGATAGAACTACATACCAGACATTCTTGAATGAAGTTAAGAAGCAAGTTCCTCAGTTTACCGAACAAGATGCTGATCCTGATTTCCTTTCTTGGGTAAGTCGGATGGGGATTGATCTTCAGAAGATTGCTAATGAAAGGGATGTGGAAAGAGCGGTAGAGGTATATAACGGATATGCAACCCTTTTTAATAAATATCAACAGGAACCAGAAGTAGAACCTGAACCTAAACCTGTTGAGAAGCCTCGTGTTGATAAGAAAGAAGTGGAAAAACAAGTTGCTCCTCCTCGATCTAGGACTGGTGAGGTTACTCAGAATAAAAAGAAACAGTGGACTAGGGATGAGATTACTAAGGTTTATGATGATATAAAACAGGGGGTGTATAGTGAAAAAGATGCATACCGTTTGAAACAGAAAATATTCTTAGCTCAAAGGGAGGGAAGAATCTCTCCATGAGTATATAAAGGAGAAGAACAATGGCAGTAGGAACTGTAGCAGGCTATCCGCAATTTTCAGGAAATTTTATTCCTAACCTATAATTTTGGGAATGTTAAATGGAATCTAAAAAACTGGAAGGCGAAAGCTAACCAGAGGGAACTCGATTGAACAACTACGCAGTTCGGGAGGCGAAACCATGAAGCGTCACAGTTGGAAATACATGGCAGGACTTGTTGATGGTGAAGGTTGTATTGACATGCAAGCAAGTAGAGACAAAAGAGATGGGACTTTTTACTGTAGGCCAAGACTTAGAATGACTTTTAGTGGCCCAGCAGGAGAAATATTAATCCCACAATTTGTTGCTAACTTCGGAGGGCATCTCGATACAAAGAGACGATTTAAAGAAAATCCTAATTGGCAAACAGCACACACTTGGTTGCTGACAGGTAAAACACCATTAAGAAAGTTCCTTCAGAATATATTTAAACATCTCATCATAAAGAAAGAGCAAGCTAAATTTGCTATCTGGTGGATTGATAATATGATGGGAAAGCACGTCACTGAGGAAGTAAGACGCTTAGGAGTTGAAGAACTGAAAGCCATGAAACGAGACCCGCATCGACTGAACGATTCCACAGTTCAGAAATTAAATGAACTGATGCGACAGTCAGGCTAAACATAAGTTTAGTGGGAAATTTGGAGCGGTCAGCTTAATGAGAAATTCTATACGGCTTCGGTTTTTAATGACATCACCAACAACAAGTATGAGGGTGAAATTAAGAACCAGGGCGATAAGGTTTGGATTCGTACCATTCCTGATGTTACGATTCATGAATATGTAAAAGGACAGATCCTGAATATTGATCATCCTGATAATCCTCCGCTTGAGTTGCTGATTGATAAGGCTCACTATTTCAACGTTGCTGTTGATGACATTGATGCTTATCAGAGTGACATTGGGCTGATGGAGATGTGGTCTAAGGATGCTTCAGAGCAAATGAGGAACTATATTGACAGGGGTATTTTGTCAGATATCTACACTGATGCTGATGCAGATAATACTGGTGCTACTGCTGGTCGTATATCTGGAGCATATGATTTGGGTATAACTGGTTTTCCTGCGGTTGTCACTGCTGATAACATTCTGGATTACATTGTTGATATGGGGACAGTTCTAGATGAAGCAGATATTCCGTCTGAGAATCGTTGGCTTGTAGCTCCTGCCTGGTTTACGGGTATGATCAAGAAGTCTGATCTTCAGGATGCTTCTATGACTGGTGACAAGATCACTCCGCTGAGGAACGGCAAGATTGGTGTTATTGATCGTTTTACCATTTATATGAGTAACAACGTTCATAATGCTATAGATGCTGGTGCGGCTGGGACTCCTCGTTGCTTCGATATTATGGCTGGTCATATTAGTTCAACTACTTTTGCTAACCAGATTGTAAAGGTTCAGAATGTAATGTCTGAGCGTACCTTTGCTAACCTGGTTCGTGGACTGAATGTTTACGGCTACAAAGTGGTTGTACCTGAAGCTATGACTGTTCTTTACGCTGCCAAAGGCTAATTAAAACAGGGGGGTTAATTCCCCCCGAATAACAATAGGAGAATAAAAAATGGCTGAATACACTTATGCATATAGTGAAGGTCCGAAAGGTCTGCAAGCTATTGATAAGGCTTTTGTAGTTACTACTGAAGTTGATTTTGCAGATGTAACTACGGATGATGAAGACGCTTGGCATCTCTTTGATCTTCCTCCCAATTGTATTATCAGAGCTGCTATTTTTAGTGGGACTACTGTTGCTGGTGCGGCATTATTCCGACTTGGGGATGCACCTGATGAAGCCAACATCATGGCTAATGAAGATTTGGATAATGGAAATCTTCCTCTTTTTGAGACTGAACATGATGGTCTTGTAAAATACATCTCTGATGAAGAAGAAGAAGTATGGCTCACTTTGAAAACGCTTGTGGATTGTACAGGTAAACTCAGAGTATCTCTGTTTTGCATCCAAGGTTAACTTAAAGGGGAGGGATTCCTCCCCCAAATAACAGGAGAATAAAATGGCTAGAACTAGAGCGAGAAGTGTAGCTCCTAGATCAGACGGAGGGAGAACTCTAGGTGGAGTTAACAAGGGCTTTTCAGCACTTGTAGGACATGGATTTGAAGTCGGGAGGGTAAGAGCCACTGCTAATGTTACCAATGAT